AAGCAGCATTACAATAGTTAGACATTTCAATTTGAACCTTAACTTGATCTTTAACTAAAACTTTCCAACTCATTTTTGTTCCACCAATACATTTTGATATGCTTTGTTGTAAGCACATGTTCGAATACACCTTTTCATATGTTTGTTATGTGTAGGGTTCCAACTTTCTTCTAAAACTTTATCGTACCACGGGTGTTGCATTATTTCTTCTATAGAATGTTCCCTTAAACTATTCCAACCTGTAGTATATTCGCTAAGTTTTTCTAATATATTGCCCATACCTTTAAATGCGCTATCCCATAAAAAACAACACGGCCACATTTGTTGTTGTGAATTAATAAACATTTCACCTTCGTGTACATACTTACATGAAATTGTATTAATGATACTATTGTCAACTTCATTATTAGCAATTAGTTTATCTAACTTATAAACTTCATCTTTACGTTTATGCTCTTTATCACCTGTAGTAGTAATAACTTTTTTCTGCTTGTTATTCTTTTTACCTAATTCAGCTACCCAGTTATTATAACTGTTACGCATTCCTGTGCGAGTAGCAAATTTAAATCCTAAACGTTTAGCATGTTGTTTTGCTATATCAAGTTCATGTTCGTTATGATCAAAAACAATAAAGACCCATTGTGCTCTGTGAGTATATTCTCCAACTGTTTCACAAAATGCATTCATATTTCTTTCAAGAACACTCCATTTAGTGTTTACTCTATAAATATGATTTGTTTCTTTATGACCGTCAATACACCATTGCACGAAAAACTTTTGACGATACTGGTTTGCTAGTTTGCCTATTCTACGCCACATGTCTGCTGTACCTACAGCACCGTTTGTACTAATACTTGCTTTTCCGCCATGTTGTAATACGTATTCTAACATATCAGCAAGCTGAGGATGTATTGCTGGATCGCCTAATACACCACAAAATTTAAATTCTTTATCTGCTATATGATTAGTAGTAGGAAATATTCTCTGCAGATCTTGCAGTGAAAAACTGTTTATTCTCAGTAAGTCACTATGAATTGTTCTAGCACAACCCGGACAGGCTGCATTGCAATCGCTAGTAATTTCTAGTTCAATCTTTTTAACATCATTAATTGTAAGCATATACTGTACTTATTTGAACTGTTCAGCAAAAGGATCAAACTCGGCACCGCACTTCATTGCACATACTTTTAACTTGCCATCACCACAACTGGGCTTTGACCAACTTTCTTGTATTCGATCAAATGTTCCTGTAGCAAATACTGCCTCTAGGCCGTTGCGAGCATTAAGTGCTTCTTTATCAATAAAGTCCCATATCTGTTCTACTTTAGGATCCTTGTGCCACCATTTGTACATACGTCCGGCAGTCCAACAGCATGGTAACGCCAACCCTTCTGCTGTGATAAACAAACTATTTTCCTTCTTTACTTTACAAACTACCGGTGCTGCATCATAATAGGCATCCATGCTTCCATATTTATTAATGATAACTTCTTGCTTGCTTAGTGCGTTGTTGATATATTCTTTTTTAGGCTTTTTAAGTTCTGTTGTATCTTTACCTTTACGATCTTTAGCTTGGTGAGTTTCTTTTTTATTGGTTTTAGCATCTACAAATCTTCCTGTTTTCTTTTTCATAAACTTTTCACACCCCCACTTATTTGCAAGTGTTTCTGCTTCTTCAACTTGATGTTGGTTATGTTCAAATATTAAATAGTCCCAGCGAGCTCTGCCGCCAGCATCTATAAATGCTCGCATGTTACGTTCTACATTATCCCAATTTACTCCTTGTCTATAAAGATGATTCGTATCGCGAAGACCATCGACACTAAAAATAACAGCCCCCATTCTTCCAAAGACGTGGGCCAACTCTCTCCACCATTCAACATTTTTTGCTCCTGCATTTGTGTTCATGCTTAACCATATTTTTGGATTGTATTTTCTAAAGTAACGAAATATTTCTAATGTATCCTTTGCAACAATAGGATCTCCTAGGTTGCCACACATATACATCGTATCTAGCTGTGCAATAAATTCTTTTGTAAAAATATTTTTGCAATCTTCTAATGATAGTTCATCTAAATTAATATGCGGATTTAATCCTTCACCGTTCATGTTACGATCACACATAGGACAAGATGCTTGACAGTTTTGTGTTACTTCTAAGTGAATAGCTTTTATATCAGTATAATTATACATCAGAAACTAGCCTTATATCTTTCCCAGGTCCTACTTTACTAGGTAAGTCCCCGTATTGTTCAACATACCAATCAATTACAGCCTTATACCAATTTTGGCTATTATGATGTGCTTGTTTATTAAACTGATATATGTTATTATTAGTCGCTTGCATAGTACTTAGTGCTCTAGCACTTTCAGTCTGTAGTTCTCGTAGTGTTAAATTACTTGTATCCAATTAACATAAACCTTTTGTATTTGGGCAACTCTAATTCGCCGCTGTATAAAATATTATCCATAGGTGCCTTTACCGCAAACTCTTCTATACTTCCAACACAATTAACATGTTCCTCTACTTCAAAAAAGTTATTGCTTTGTAGTATAACTAGTTTACCGTCTGGTATTAGATCATACCATTTTGAAAAGTTTTCAATATGTTCACAACTTGTATTGATAATTGTGTCTGGTGAATCACTAAGCTCGCATTTACTGCCGTCTGCACGTTTTACATTGTACGTATGCATAGAAAAATTTATTTCATTGATGTCTTGTGTGATTGTTTTAAATTTCCAATCTTGTTTAACCCAAGGACTGTTAAATGTTTCTGCTATACTCCGACAACTATCGTCAATGTCAAAACTACGTATTTTGTTTATACGTATTCCGCTTTCAAATAACAGTGTAGCAAGTGTAGCATACCATCCTGCACACAAGAATACTGTGCCTAAATCTACTTTAAGATTACTAAGTTCTTTTACTAACCATAGTTTGCTTTCTAGTTGTCCTCGACTAAAACAATCTGTATTAAAACTATCGTCATCCTTGTATTTTCGCAGGCCTTCAATAAGTTGGCTTTTGTTTTGATCTTGAATCAATCTAAATAAAGCAAATTTATCATCATTTAAAATTGCCTTTCTTAAATCAGTAAAAAAAATATTAGTTGGATCTAATAGTTCTAACCTATCTAATATTTCATGTATCTGCACTATACTTCTCCATTAACCAATCAAAGTTGTTTATTAACCCCAGATCAGCGCCATTAGAAAGCCCGTACTCCCTGCCAGCACAAGCACCTTTAATAGCGTACTCGCCGAAGGGACGGTCTCCTCCCACTGTTGTCCAAATTCGTAATCTTTCATTTGTTTCTTCCTCATTTTGTCTGTCAATAATCTTACTCGCTAGTTTTGTACACTCTCTAAATGCACTGCGCCATGTACTAAATTCATCTACATTAAATGCTGTTACATTTGATATATCCTGCATCAATTTAAACTTATCACTAATACTTGTAGTCATATCAGGTTTACTAGTATCCATGTTTATAGTGTTGTTTCTAGGAAACAATTTTACACCACCATATCCATATACTAAGTTGTTAATTGGATTTTGACTTCGCCAAACATGCACATGATCTAATTCGTATTTTGGAGGTACATAACTAAAATCAAAATTATTTAAAATAACAGCGTCTGCATCAACAATATAAAACATTCTAGTACAGGCTTTTTTTGCAGCTTCAATATGAGCCTGGTGTATTCCTTCTATACCATGTGTACGTTTTGCATAAGGGTACTTTTGTTTGAGCTGTTGCCAGTTATAATCTGCTTCAACTTCATTGTAACTTATAAATGCTATATCATACATGTCTTATTATACTACCTTTTATCCAAATTGTCAATACTATCTACCCAATCTGTAAGTATTTTAGGAAATACATCTAAACTTCTATGTCGACGCAAATCGTACTGTGCATAAAATGTTTTAAAGTCATGCCATAATTTAGCAGGGTCACTTGTGCGTCTATGTGGAGCATCTACAGTTACTAAGTAATCAATTAATCTTTCAATACTTGCTTTTTCGTGTTCGTGCCAAAGTTCTTTATGCTTAACTTCTTCATACCAAGTACTTAGGTTGTTATGGCAATAATCTTTAAGATGCACTGGTAATGCTAACGGACTTTGGAAACTAGGAAATCGCAACAAGTTTAAACTAACTGTTGGTCTTTTATTTTGCATTTTTAGTGAATATATTTGATCAAGAAATTCAGTAATACTAAACAAACATAAACTGTTTATTGTCATCATTATATGTAATTCTGCATCAGTTTCATTGAGTATACGCTTTACATTATTCATCCACATATCGTAATCTAATCCATCACGTATATATTCTGCTTGGTCGCCAACAGCTTCACAGCTAGTATAAATGTGGAATTTTTTAATCCCTTTTGCTTTTCCTATTAATTTATCAATAATACTTTCTTTAGCAATTAAGTTACTGTTAATTGCAAATCGCATATTAGTATCTTGTTCTTCAAACCAATCAAACAGTTTCCAAGTGTTGCCACTCATTAATGGCTCGCCACCTGTAATACGTATCTCGTCTAAGCTATCTGCAAGACCGTTGTCCCACCATTTCCAAAATGCTTGTATATAAGGATTGTCTGCATCATCGTTATATGGAGCGGCCCAGTCACCGTTATGTTTGAATGCACCAGCACCGTCACTAACTAAATTTTCATAAGGGCCGTGTTTATTAATATCCTTTGCCCAAGTAGTACTAAAACTAGCATTGCAATATGAACATGCAAGGTTACATGTTCTGTCAAAGGCAATTTCAAAAGTTTTTAAATTAGTGTTAGCATTCCAGTCTGCATCATAAGCTGCTTGTAATTCTTCGTCTGTATAGATAATAGTTTTAAAGGTGCGATCACTTACAGCATCTTTTTTCATATCTTCCATCTTCCAACAGTAATCGCACTCTGCAGGACGTTTGCCAATTTGCATTTGGCGGCGCATCTCTTTTTTATGCTTAGTGTTGTGTATAGCTGTATAATTTTCTTCTACTTCTTCAAGTGGAATCTTATGTGCAGGCGGGTGATGACAACTAGCTGTTGTACCACTTCCTAACCAAGTTGTAGCATTGAACCATTTAGCTCCACAGAAGCTTTCACTTTTTGGATCTATAATACGTTCTCTATATTGTAATAAACTTTCGTCTTTTTTAGCTGGCATGCCATTCCTCTAACAATGATGCATATTCTGGAAACGTATCTTTAAAGTTTTTATTTCTACGTTTGTCATACTCAAGTATATATTTACAAAAGTCATTGCGGTATTCAATAGCTGGTTCAGATATTTTAAGATAATGACAAAGTCTTTTAATCTGATCAAGTTCTTCTAAATACATTCTAGCATACCTATCCTTACTTGAATATTTAGACCAACTGTTACAAGTTGATTCAATTTGATTAGCATATTGTATACGCTTTTCTTTATCTAACAATGTGATTTGTAGATGTTTTGGCCATCTTAAATAATTAATACTAATTGGTATTCTGTTTTCTTCTAAATTAAAATTATATTTTTTTCTAAGTTGCATAATATCTTCTATAAAATTTGAAAATTCTGGCAAACTTAAAATATTTATAGTTGTCATTATCAAAACATTACTAGTTGTTTCAGTTAGAATACGGTTTACATTCTTATACCAAAGAGTATAATCCATACCATCTCTTACGTAATTATTTTGTACTCCTGTTGACTCTGCACTAGTATAAACATCAACCTTCATACCAACTTTATAAAGTGCATTTATCTTATTAATTAATTTATTAATTAACTTATCTGGTACTCCTAAGTTTGTGTTAATAGCAACTTCAAAATCTTGAGGATTATCAATTAAGAAATCAAGAAGTTTCCATAGGTCTTTCGACATTGTAGGTTCACCGCCTGTAATACGTAATACACGCAAATCTTTTAATATAGTAGGAAACCACTTCCAAAACGCATCTACATAAGGGTTATTATCGCTTTGTTTATAAACATATTTAGAAGACCCATTATTAGTTGAATATGGTCCGTGTTGATTTATATCTTCCATCCACTTTGAACTAATTTCTGGTGAGCAATATGCACATGCAAAATTACATGCATTACTAAAGCTAACTTCTAAATAACTAGGCGACACATTATCTTGCGGATTACCTTTTGCAATATCTTCAAATTTATCCCAAGCCCAGTAGTCAGCTGTTTTATAATGTCTATCACTGAAATATTCTTTATCTAAATCTTCAATCTTCCAACAGTAATCACATTCACTTGGTCGTTCTCCTTTCAACATCATAGCACGTTGTTCTTTTTTAAATTTACTGTTGTGCAATGCCGCAGGATCTGCTTCTATCTCTTCTAATGGAATTTTATGAGGTGCAGGATGATGACAACTATGGTTATACCCTGTTTGTAAATACAGTGTTGTTTGTAGCCATTTAGCCGTACAGAAACTACAACTAACCGAGTTAATTTTATTTTTCTTTTCTTTTAATATTTCTATTTGACGTTCATTGCTCATTCGGGATCAATTACAAATTGCTCTTGGGGGTTTCTACTTGGATTTTGATATAC